ACTTTGAAACTATTGATTAAGCGCTTTTATGAGCGCTCTTTTCATGCCCTGAGCACGGCATAAAACTGCTTAATTAAAACAAGGAGGGTGAGAAAAGTATGCGTATAATTGAGTGGTTCGGCAGGTTGTTTACCCGCTCCGAAAGAACTGTTATATTAAACGAATACAAAAACGAACTGCAAAACAGTATAGCAATTCAAGCGTTTGCTCTGATAACCACAATAGATATGATTGCTTCGCTTGTAGCAAAGTGCGAATTTAAAACGTACAGAAACGGTAAAGAATTTAAAGGCTATGAATGGTATTCGCTTAATGTAAAGCCTAATAAAAATCAGAACAGCACTGAATTCTGGCAGGAGTTTATCAGCAAGCTTTTATTTTATCGCGAGGCTCTTGTGATTAACATAAACAATCAGCTAATTATTGCAGACGATTTTCAAAAGGAAGAGTTTGCGGTAAAGGAATCAGAGTTTACACAGATTTCAAGAGGAGATATAACATTTAACCGCAAATACAAAATGTCCGACGTGCTTTATCTCCGCTATACGAACAGCGACGCAATGCAGATAATCAGCAGTATTTTCGGAATGTATGAAAAGCTTATAAGCGTTGCTTCGGATAAATATATTAAAGCCGGCGGCCAGAAGGGCACTCTTGAAATTCCTGCGGCGGCTATGGGCGATAAGGACTTTGAAAAGAGATATACAAAGCTGATGAATGAACATTTCGGCTCTTTTTTTAAATCCACAAACGCCGTTTTACCTTTGTGGAACGGCATGAAATATACCGCCGTTACGTCTGACAGCGTAAAAAAGACTACCAATGAAATTTCAGATATTTCCAAGCTTGTTGACGACGCGTTGAGCAGGGCTGCGCAGGCGTATAAGGTTCCTCCGGCTTTGGTGCGCGGAGATGTGGCGGGAATTGAGGACGCTGTAAATATGCTGTTGACAGTATGCATTGATCCGCTTACCGATATGATAGGTGAAGAATTAACCGGAAAAAAGTTTGATCCTATCGAGGTTATAAACGGTAATTATATAAGCGTTGACACGTCGTGTATTAAGCATATTGATATTTTTGATATAGCTGTGAACGCCGATAAGTTAATAGCAAGCGGCATGATGAACATTGACGAAACAAGAGACAAGGCGGGGCTTACTCCAACCGGTGAAAAATGGGCGCGGCGGCATTACATAACCAAAAATTATACAACTACACAAGGCGGTGAAACAGATGAAAATGAGTAAAACAGACTTTATGCTTATGTCAAACAAAAGCTTTTGGGCATTGACGCCGGATGAGGAAACCGGAGCGGCAAGCCTTTACATTTACAGCGACGTTCAGGCAGACGGCGCCGATTTTTTCACGGGCAAGGAAGTTAAGTCGGAAACTTCTGCAAAGCATTTTAAAGAGGAGCTTGATAAGCTTGGTAATGTAAAACAGATTAATGTTTATATTAATTCCAGGGGCGGCGACGTCGGAGAAGGTATCGGCATTTACAGTCAGCTTAAACGCCATAAAGCGCATAAGACCGCATATATTGACGGCTATGCATGTTCAATTGCCAGCGTTATTCCAATGGCGTGCGACGAGGTTGTAATAAGTCCTCCGGCTACTATGATGATACATCCCGCATGGAGTATCGCAATGGGCAACGCTGCGGAACTGCGTAAAGCGGCCGACGACCTCGACAAAATTACAGAAAGCACAAAGCAGGCTTATCTGCTTAAATCAAACGGTAAAATAAGTAATTCTAAGCTTACAGAGATTATGAATGCCGAAACATGGCTTACGGCGGAGGAGTGTATAAAGTATGGATTCGCTGACAGACTGCTTGGCGAAGCTGAGCCGAAACCGAAAGATAATAAATCGGAAGATGATTCGGAGAAAAATCCCAAACCGGAATCCGACGAAAACGACGACACCGATAAGGACGACGAATATCCGACAAAAAAACCGGAGGAAACGGAAGAGAAGAAAGACGAAAATGATTTTACCGAAAAAGCTATGAGCATTATCGGTAATTTTTTTATGTAAAGAAAGGATGATTTTATGTTAAACCTTGATAACATCAACCAAAAGAAAACCGACATTATGAACGCTCTCGCCGGCGCAATAAGAGCAAATGACGAAACGGCAATGCAGTCCGCAATGACAGACTGGCAAAATTATCTCTCAGATACAATACTTGCAGAGGCTAACGGCATTCTTGGAGCGGCGGACAGCGTTGCTCTTGCGAATCGAGGAATAAGGCAATTGACCGCTTCAGAAAAGAATTTTTATAACAGATTCATAACTTCGGCAAAGCAAGAGGTAACCGCAGGTTCAGTAATAACGGGAATCGGCGACGCTCTTCCTGAAACGGTAATAGAATCGGTATTTGATGATCTGAAACAAAATCACCCTCTGCTTGACTCTATTAAGTTCCAAAATACAACTGCAATTACAAAGATGGTTTTAAATAAGCAGGGCGCACAGACGGCTACATGGGATGAGCTTAATACTCCGATTACCAAACAACTCACAGGAACCATTGAAATTATTCAAATGACGTTGTGCAAGCTTACAGCCTATATGTTTGTAACCCTTGATATGCTCGATCTGGGGCCGGCATGGGTTGACAGATATACTCGTGAAACTCTTTCGGAAGCTCTTGCCGCCAGTCTTGAAACGGGAATTGTTGACGGTAACGGACTAAAACAGCCCATAGGTATGACGAGAAACTTTACAGGTTCATTTAATTCCTCGACAGGGTACGCAAGAAAAACCGCCAGCGTTGTAACTGCCTTTGACAAAGAAACGTATGGCTCGTTGCTTTCAACTCTTGCTAAGGCTCCTAATGGAGGTACAAGAGCAATTTCGGAGGTCATTCTTATAGTAAATCCCGTTGACTATTTTACAAAGGTAATGCCGGCCACTACTGTTCTTGCTCCAGACGGAACATATAGAAACAATATTTTCCCATTTCCGACTAAAGTAATTCAATCGGTAGGAATTCCTGCAAATCATGCGGTAATCGGACTTGCCGACCGTTATTTTATGGGAATGGGAACGGCAAAGAGCGGAAAGCTCGATTATGACGATTCTTATAAATACATTGAAGACCTTAGAACATATAAAATAAAGCTTTACGGCACCGGAAGACCGCTTGACGATAACGCTTTTATTTATCTTGACATTACAAATGTTAAGGATGTACTTCCCGAATTTAAAGTAGTTGCTGAAACAGTCGCCGAAACTCCGGCCGATTCCGGTTCCGAAGAAACAGCCTGATAAGGAGGGATGATAAATGTCCCTCCTTGAAGACCTGAAAAATTATCTGGACATTACCTGGGAAGACGAAGCTATTGACAATAAACTTTCGGGTATTATAAAGCGAGCTGAAAGTATATTGTCCGAATACGCTGGAGAGCCGGTGAATTTTGACGATTCACAGGGTTTTGAAAAGCAGTTGCTTTTTGACTGCTGCCGTTATATATACAACAATTCTCTGGAGGACTTTAAAATTAATTTCAGCGCAGAATTGATTTCCATTCGGGCAAGGCACGCCGTAAAAGAAACGGAGGTAAAGGAAAATGCCGAAATTTCAGAAATTTAACGACGGAATTGCAGATATTTATTCTGTGGAAAATATTGCTGAAAAGGGCGACAGGCCGAAAGAACGGCTGAAAATCAAGTATCATTTGCGCTTCGGATACAGCGTTATCGGAATAAAACGTAATTACGAGGCTATGCAGGCGCAGGTCAATTTGTCCGAGCTTATAAATGTTCCTATGCACCGCGATATTTCGTCTCAGGAGGTAGTTGTGATAAATACAAAGCAGTATCGAATTGAACAAGTTCAGCATAAAACTGATACTCTGCCTCCCACATCGGTAATTTCTTTAAGTAAATTGGAGGCGGACTATGACGTTAAAGCAATTTAGAAACCTGCTGCTTACAGTAACCGAGAGAGTCGGGCACGGAGAGCGGTTCAAGGATGAAAAAAACTATATCGTTTGGCATGAAGTAGGGGTTATAGGTTTAAACGGAGACAACTGTCAAGCCGAAAAGGGTTATAGAATTGCTGTGGACTATTATACAAAAGACGAATACGACGTAAATGCCGATAAAATAACGGAGCTTTTTAATAACGATGAAATATTTGCCGATGACGCCGTAATTGATTTTGAGCCTGATACCGGATACACGCATTATGCGTGGACTTGCGAGGTGGTATAATGGCCGACTTTAAAACTTCCCGTGATTTGATTGACGATATAGCCAAAGAACTGAATCAATTAGGCGATGATATAAGCGGCAAGCTGGGTCAGGAAATGCTTGACGAAGGAGCTAAAATCATCGAATTTAACTGGGTTAAGGCTATTAAGAATCACGATCATGTTGATACCGGAGATATGGTGAACAGTATAGGCGTCGCTAAGAGCTCTAAGACAAAGAATTTTCGCGATATATATCCTCAGGGAAAGGACGGAAAAGGCGTTAGAAACGCTGAAAAAGCCTTTATAGCGCATTACGGTAAGTCGGGACAGCTCGGCAGCCGTTTTGTTGACGAAGCCGAATCAAATTCTGACGCTGAATGTGCGGCAGCTATGCAAAATAAATTAGATGAGTATTTAGAAAAGAAAGGTATGTGATATTATGGCAAAAATAGGTTTAAAATTTCCTGTAGCTTCTCCGATAACCGGTTATACTGCGTCCGGTATGCCCATTTACAGTACTGGATTTATTGTGGGTAAAGCAATTACCGCTGAAAAGTCGATCGAAAGTAACGATAATCCGCTTTATGCCGACGACGCTGTCGCCGAGAATGACACAAGCTTTGCAGGAGGAACTATCAAACTCGGCGTTTCAGATTTCGGAGCAGACTATAAAGACGGTTTACAAGTCCAGGCTAAAATGCTGGGACATACAATAATGAGGTGTGATAGCGATAGCGGCAAAAAGCTAATAAAATCAATGGTTTTGCGGACAGCGGATAGACAGGGAATGTGTTAAAAACTGAATA